ACTTGTAATAAATTTTATATACTATATATATTAAATATAACTAATGGAGAAAGACATGAAAAAAGACGTTAAAGATATTATACAAAAAGAAGAAACGCATTTAAATAATTTATTAGAACCATCTGATTTATCAGCATTTAAAGGTATGGTTGATGAACTTAGAGACACTTGGACTAAAAAACAAATGTTTAGAACAGAAACAGAAGCAAGGTTTTCTGTATTGCAAGATAATAGATATCCAACTAAAGCTGCAAAATATTGGCAGTGTGTTAGAGAACAATCTTCATACCTAGATAACCTTATGTCGTTATCATTTGACTATAGAAGAAATGATGCGAAAATAACTTGGTTAGAAAAAAAAATAGATAAAGAAGAAGATGATTATAAAAAAATTAAATATCAAATAGATTTAGATGAAGCTAGATTTGGTAAAGCCTCTATGGAAAAAACAGCTAGACATAGAATGAGAGAAATTAAAATGTGGTCTAAATTAAAAAGTGAATTTAATGACGGATCATTTAATGACAAAGATGTTAACCAACATCAACTAGAGTCATATGGATTACAATACCACGAGAAAGCAAAAACACTAAATGCTAACTCATCAGAGTCTGAAATATTTAATGTAATGGGACAACTACAATCCTTACAAAGAATTAAAAAGTCTGGTGAATTAGAAAGCAGTTACAAAGAGAAAGAACAACTAACTCAACATGGAAAACCAAAAGATTAATTTTGATTTTGTATTCTTAGGTCAGTCTGTTTTAAAGTATCAAGTACCGCTTGATATATTTGGAGCAATTAATCAAATTTATGAAAAAAATTTTCATAACCTCGCACCTGCTAATGGCCAGTTAGTAGGTAAGATTGAAAGTGAACATTCATTATTTTACCATGGTCAAGACCAAACAAAAATGAAAAACCATAATTTTTTGCCAAGAAATGTAACAGATTATTTTATGACTATGTTTAAACACTATTTAGCATTTAATAAAATTAAAGATTATGAAACACATTTAAATTCTATTTGGGTTAATGAGATGAAACAACATGAATATAACCCTGCACATATACATAGAGGAATGTTATTTACAGGTCTATCAAGTGTTATGATTTTAAAACTACCTTCAACATATGGTAAAGAATATTCAGCAGAACATGTACAACAAAATGGTAGACTACAAATACTAGGAGCTAGTAATGGTCAATTTGCTAAAATAGATTATCAACCACCCATGGACCTTAGAGACTTTTATATTTTTCCATATGATATGAGACATTGTGTATATCCATTTAATGGAACTAATGAAACTAGAAGAACACTAGCTGCAAACTGTGATGTGCAATTTGACCCAATAAAAAACAGAGGAGCTGTATGATTAACGAACCCAGATGGAAATCTTATATAGTTGAAACTACCACACCAATTTTTACACCAGAACAATGTCAAATGATTATTGCTGCAGGGCGTGCTGAACCTAAACAAGATGCTTATGTTGGAAACAAGCAAGGTATTAAAGGTGGTGAGTTAAACACTAAAACTAGAACTTCACACATCAGTTGGATACCATTTAAAAAAATGAATGACATGTATAAAGATATAGAAAAAATTATGAAGACAACTAATGGTAATCATTTTGGTTTTGATGGAATGACTATTACAGAAATGGCACAATACACAGAATATCCCGAAGGTGGATTTTATGATTGGCATGTAGATAACGATGTAAATATGCAACACGAACCGCCTGTTAGAAAAATATCCATGACTTGTTTGTTATCTCCTGAATCAGAGTTTGAAGGTGGAGATTTAGAATTAATGACGGAAGGTAAAGTTGCAAAGTTAAAACAAGGTCATGCAATATTTTTTGCATCATTTATTAGACACAGAGTAAAACCTGTAATACGTGGCAACAGAAAATCTTTAGTTATGTGGTTTGGAGGCACACCATTTAAATAATGCACAGAGAGTTACATTTTCCAACACCTATTTATATTGCAGATATAGAACACCCAACCTTAAATCAAGAATTGGAAAGAGATATTGTAGAGTGGTCCAATAAAGATAAAGGTATAACAAGAACTAATGTTCAAGGTTGGCACTCGCCGACAAATATGGCTGAGTTACCACAATTTAAAAAACTAGTTGATATGTTATATGCATGTCAAAAAACTATTTATGATCAAGAACATTTAGATAGTGAACCTTATCTTGGTAATATGTGGGCTAATATAAATCCACCAGGTGGAATGAATAGAGCACATCAACACCCTAACTCATTATGGTCTGGTGTTTATTATATTAAAGCACCTAAAAACTCAGGACATTTAAAAATAGACGATCCAAGATCTGTCGCTTGTATGGTTAGACCAAACCAGAAAAAGGGACCAGTACCTCCAAGACTATTTAGAGAAACACATTACGAACCTATTGCTGGAAGATGTATTATGTTTCCATCTTGGTTAATGCACTGTGTTGATCCTAACGAATCTAATGACATAAGAATATCAGTATCTTTTAACTTTTTACAGAAAGGTATGTTTGTATGATAGTGCACAAAGATCAAATAGTATTTAGAGAAGCACATTTACAAACAGAAAAAGGTAGAATGCTTCAAACAAGAAATGAAAAATGGAAAAAATTAAAAAAAGATATAGAAAAAAATGGTATAATTAATCCTTTAATATGCACTGAAAAAGATGGCAAATACAGATTATGTATGGGGATGAGAAGATTTATTGCAGGATGTTTACTGGGTATAGAACATTATGAAATAGAAGTAGTTTCTAACGAAGAACCAGATACACTAGTAAACCCAACAAAAAAATACAAAACTAAACATAAGGATGGAACCGATGTTTCAAAATAAAAAATACCAAGTAATTAAAAATGCAGTGTCATATGAATTAGCTAATTTTATATTTAATTATTTTATGCTTAAGCGTGATGCTGTGAGTTGGATGTATAAAAACAACATTGTATTTGATAATGGTATGTTTGGCACATGGTCAGATCAACAAGTGCCAAATACATACTCTCATTATTCAGATCCTGTAATGGAAACTTTAATGATGAAAGTATTACCGATTATGAAACAAGAAACAGGTCTAGAATTATTGCCTACATATTCTTATGCTAGAATATATAAACATGGAGACATATTAAAACGACATAAAGATAGACCTAGCTGTGAGATATCTACAACTGTTCATTTAGGTGGTGACAAGTGGCCTATCTTTATAGATGGTACAGGAGCAGATAATGTTATTAATGAACGTCAAAATATACATAAACCTAACGCTCCAACAGGCACAGAAGTCTTACTTGATGTAGGAGACATGTTAGTGTATAGTGGTTGCGAATTAGAACATTGGAGAGAACCTCTAGAAGGTAATACTTGCGCTCAAGTATTTCTTCATTATAACCATGTAAATGGTCCTTTTGCTGAAAAAAATAGGTTTGACAAAAGGCCAATGTTAGGTATTCCACCATTAAGGAATATGTAATACAATGAGGTTATATGTTACAAAAAATACAATTTGCACCAGGATTTAATAAACAAGTAACTGCAACAGGTGGCGAAGGCCAATGGGTTGAAGGCGACAACGTTAGATTTAGATATGGTTATCCAGAAAAAATAGGCGGTTGGGCACAACTAGGTTCTACAAGTTTAACTGGTAGAAACACTGCAATACACCATTTTGTAAATACAGCAGGAATTAAATTTGCAGCGTTAGGTACAAATAGAATACTGTATGCTTATTCTGGTGGTATTTTTTACGACATACATCCAATTAAAGCTACTACAACTTTAACATCTGCTTTTACTACAACAAATGGATCAGCAGTTGCAACAATAACTTTTGCATCAGCACACAATATAAATAAAAGCGATGTAATATTATTAGATAGTTTTACATCAATAACAAATTCTAATTTTGTGTCAGGTGATTTTACAGACGTAAAATTTATGGTAACAGATATACCAACTGATACTACTTTAACTATTACTATGCCTTCTAACGAATCAGGATCTGGAGCAACTACATCTGGTGGTATTAGAGTGCAACATTATTATCCAGTAGGACCAGCAGTAGAAGTTGCATCTACTGGTTGGGGTCTTGGATCATGGGGTGGTGTAGCACAAGGACAATTTACATCAACACTTTCATCAGGAATAAATGCATCAGTTACATCATTAACTATGGCAAGTTCAACATCGTTTCCATCATCAGGTACAGTACAAATTGGTTCTGAACTAATTACATATACAGGAAATAGTGGTGGTACTTTATCTGGATTAACAAGAGGTGCAACAGGTACAACAGCAGCAATACATTCATCAGGTGCAACTGTTACAGATGCAGCAAATTTTTTTGCATGGAACGCTGCAGCCTCTGGAGATATTGTAACAGATCCTGGTTTATGGTCTTTAGACAATTTAGGTAATAGTTTAGTTGCAACAATATTTAATGGTGAAAGTTTTACATGGGATTCAAATGCAAACAATGCTACAGGAACTAGAGCAGCAATTATAACAAATGCACCAACAGCATCACGTGATATGTTAGTATCTACTCCTGACAGACACTTAATTTTTTTTGGTACAGAAACAACAGCTGGCACAAAATCTACACAAGACGAAATGTTTATAAGATTTTCTTCTCAAGAAGATATTAATGATTATACACCTACAGCAACCAATAGTGCTGGTACACAAAGACTGGCCGATGGATCACGGATCGTTGGCGCACTAAGAGGTAGAAATGCAATTTACGTTTGGACAGATACAGCATTATTTATTATGCGATTTGTTGGAGCACCTTTTACATTTGCATTTGAACAGGTTGGTACTAACTGTGGATTGATTGGTAAAAATGCATGTGTTGAAGTTGATGGTACAGCATACTGGATGTCGGAAAATGGTTTTTTTAGATATGGTGGACAACTAGAATCATTACCATGTTTAGTTGAAGATCATGTTTTTGATGATATAAATACAATTCCTAAACAACATATTAATGCAGGACTTAATAATTTGTTTGGTGAAATTAGTTGGTTTTATCCAAATTCTGGATCTAATGTAGTTAACAGAGTTGTAACTTATAACTATATAGAGTCTTCACCACAAAGACCTATATGGACTACAGGTACATTAGATAGAACAGCTTGGTCTGATTCTGCTATATTTGGTAAACCTCACGCATCCCAATATGATGCTGATACAAATGTTGCTAGTACAAGTTCAA